GGCATCCAGTGAGTAGGTTCTTTTTTCAGCGTAAAGTAGTATTCTTCGTGTTCGTTCCACTCATACCAGCCCTTGGGCCAATACGTCTTGTCGGTTGTTTCGTCGTAGTCGCTGCCATCGCCATCTGTCCACCATTTCCAATTTTTCTCGTCGAGTGAATACTTTGCTGCGTAGACGGCGCGCAGCACTTTTTTGCCACATGTTACCAGCACAGGCTTCCCGCTCTCAGGCAATCTGTCGGTGACTGGTATCCAGGCGCCAATCTTGTCTGGGTGGTAACTTCCGTGCTCGTCTTTTGGGTACATAATTTCCACCTCTGATGGTCACAATTTCGTTGTAATAGGTTCGCAGAATGTTACTGTCTTGTCGTCCCCCATGAGGGGGTGCTTGTTCAGGCAGGCCACCAGCGCCTGTTCGGCAACATCTGCGCGGTGTACTGCGCGAGCAGCAGCGTCGGCAGATGTTGCATATTTGTCTACTAGGGCTGCGATTTCTAGCGTCGAGCAGATCAGTGCTACCACAACGGCGCCGAGCAGCCAGTCAAACCAATTTATTTTATTCATGTAATGCTCCCTTTTCAGTTTCCTTCATCATTTGAAGGAATGTCGTCACGAGCGTGTCGTTGAGCATCTTTGATGGCGTTTTCTTTGGTGTGGAAAGATGTGTCGCTTGTCTCACCATGCAGCGCTACCCACAGCCACAAGCCCGGTTGATCGGAGTCCTCTTTGATTTCGTAGCCAATAGATTCCAGCATCCATTCGGCAAATGTTTTACTGGTTTTCGTATTTAACCATTCGTCAAAGGCAGCAAATGCAGCCCCGCCGTCTGCACATGCATCACAAATTTCTATATCAGGCGAAAGCGAAACGCCATCATGCTCTTGATATTCACCAAAGCAGTGCGGACAAATTTTGTACATACGTTTCTCCTCAGAAAAAGCAGCTAATCAAAATAATTTTTCACGTAATGCTCCTTTGTTGTAGTTGCCGGTGGTCTTGAAAAGAGGAGTGGAATCAATCCACCGGCTGCCGGGTTTTAACCCACTGATCCGGCCTTGGGTTTATTTGTTTCCTTCGAAGGCCATCCATAGAATGTGCTTCTTCCACTTGGCCCAGAATTTTGATGCGTGTGATTCCATTTTTGCAATATCCGCATCGCTGAAATTAAGCCACTCTGATTTTGTGTGGATTTGGCATCCGATTTTTATGTGATTCTTGAAGATGTAAACCGGCCATGTCAGTCCTAGAATGAACAGCGGGTTATTGCCAATAATTACGCCTTCTCCGTATGTTGCTGTTTCAAGGTCGGCAGAGTTAAGTTTGGCACCGTTTAGGCAGGCACCGCTCAGGTCGGCATTGCCCAGGTAGGCACCGCTCAGGCTGGCGCCGTTCAGGTCGGCATCGCCCAGATAGGCACTGTTCAGGTCGGCATAGCTTAGGTAGGCACTGCTCAGGTTGGCACCGCCTAGGTAGGCACCTTTCAGGTAAGCATCGCACATGTAAGCACCGCTCATGGAGGCTTCGCCCAGGTAGGCACCATTCAGGTAAGCACCATTCAGGTTGGCACCGTTCAGGTCGGCATAGCTTAGGTCGGCTTTAGCTTTAATTCCAGCTTCAAGTGTTGCTTTGACGCTGTTGTTTTCCTGGTCATGTACGAACAGAACTTTTCCGTTGAACCTATCTTTAATTTCTATCCTCATTTTATTCTCCTTTGATTTACTCAATTTTGAGTTATGGAGATGCTTGTTGTTATACTGCGAATACAAATCCGGTGTGACGGAATACATTTATTTTCTTGACTGACCCATCTGGTGCAGTCTGCTCCACGCTTTCCCTTACGGAGAAAGCATAAACGGGATAAAACCCCACACTTCGCAGGGCTTTTTCAAGGGGTGCCATCAAGTAAGGTGCTCCTCCAATCATTGCGCATACAATTTCATCTGCTTTATTTTCGACCAGTGCTGCGATGGCAGTAGCACGTTCGTTGATCTCGGTTGCATCTGGGATATTGTCAAAGGTTAGCAGTTTTTGTAGTTCGATTCGTTCGACTTCCGGCAAGTCAATCACGCCGGCCATAATCTGTTCGTAGCTGGCTGGGTGTTGAGTCAGATTAATAGTTTTCATGTTTTTCTCCTAAATAAGTTTTGCGTTGCGATGTTGCGGTTGATGTAATTCATGTAATGGGCCGAGCTGTGCTAATGGAATGTAGTTATTCATGTCATTTTGAGCACAGAGTATCCAGGCTGGTTTGCCTGTTTTGCGATTACTGGTTTCCACTACACAGAGTGAATGATGTGCGGCAGCATTGATCAGTGTTTGGAATTGAAGCTGTACGCGTTTAGGTATCATTTTCGTCTCGATGATGTTTGTTTTTGTGGACGTGGGTCGTTAGCATGTCGTGCTTGTTTGATTTTTGAACATGCTGCATGGTTAAAAAAGCGACCTTTTGGTCGTTTGCAGATTTCACAGAAGCTGTGACCGAGTGGTTGCATATTAAACTCCTTTTGTACAGTGACCTGTGCCACCTAGTTCTTTAGGCTTGTAAGGGCAGTAACGACAACTGAAGGAATTAGGATTTGGTGGAAACGTTGTGGCTTCGGTCATTTTTCGTGCTCGATTGTCGAATAAACGTAGGTAACGCAGTCCTTCCTTGCGACTGATGCTGAGGCTGGCTAAATCATCTTGGTCAAAATACCACAGTTCTGCAGTGACGTGCTTAATTGCAGGTTCGCGTAGCAAGACAGCCAAGCTGTAGAGCTGGAGTTGTTCACCATGTTTGAGTTCATTACCGAAACGTTTGCCTGTTTTGTAATCAATGACTATAGCTGTAGTTGAAGATGGATAAATTACAGCATCTGCTTTAAGTCGAAACCAGCCTGTTTTCCAATCAGTAGGCTCCCAATTATGGTTGAATGCCCATTCACCTTCCAGTGAGGCTTTGCCTTCCTTGTAAAATTCTTTTAGAGAGTTAAGCTCAGCTTCGAAATGTTTGGCTGCTTCTTTAGGCATGTGTGACTGTTTGTCACGCATCCAATTTTCACAGTCTTGATGTATAGACGTGCCTCGGTCTGCAGCCGGACTAGGACGTGGATCAGGAATGCGTTTAACATGCTTGAGAAATGCTTTGAAATTACAGGATTCAAAATCGAGCAATCTGGAGTATGAGGCTGAAGTAATCATATACCGTACCTTTTTTGTGTGCGTAATTCCCAATCTTCTAAACAGTCTTTATAGAAGGCACAGGCTTTGCCATGTGGAACATTTGTACCGCAAGTATTTGCACAATCAATATCGGGTACGATAGTTGTCGCTGCGCGAGCTATGCGTATTCGATTAGCGCGATCACGATCTTCGTTTTGCGAAGCTTGGTCGATTGGATCACTGCATTTTTCTTGTACTTCAAGACATTCTTTGAAGTAATCGTTCATGTTTATTGTTCCTTGATGAGTTCAAGTTTTGCGCATTGACCACCACTGATGGTTAATACCATTTGTCCGCCACGATGAATGCAATCATTGTTGCGTGCAAGTTCACCGCGAACGGCGATGCCGATGAATATAAAGATTGCGACAATATGTATCACAATTATATGTTCGGGTTTCATGAGCGTCCTTTTATAGCACGTAGTGGTTGTTTTTCATAGACGAAGTCATGTGGTTGCCATTCAACTTCGATACCGTATTCAGACAATCCGTTAATTTTCAGACGTCTGGTGTGAATGCCATGATGACGTAGGTAACTGGTAAATTTGTTTTTACCTTCGGGTGCATGACCAATGCAGTGTTCAAAGATGACAGCAAGTTCGTCGCGGGTTATGCGACTAATTTCTTCTGTAGAGCAGCGTTTGACGATATGAATAAATGCGCTGGCTGTCGGGTTAATTAAACCTGATTCATTCATAAGGCGTTCGTCAGGCATAGCTCTAGCGATAACTTCGAAATTACCTTTCAGCAACCCTATGGCCAGTTCGTCGATACTGTTTATGCTGATACGTTGAATTTCTCTGCGATCTTCTGTATCAAGGATACTGCGAGCTCTAGGAATACTGGCTTCGTAGTTTTGCAGATAATGTGCAAAAGCAGGCAATTCCGATGCGATGCCATCGTGTTGATCATCTGTAGGTAGAAAGCGTTTTGTTTGAAATTGCCCAACGTTAGTACGTCTATCCAGTGGTGGTATTGATACAGGTTTGTTTTTGTTGGATGCAAATATCAGGTTGATATAACTGTCGACAGTGTACATGTCAGTACGCATACGACGAATGTCGATGCTGTCTTCAGTGATCCAGCGACGCAGTTTACTTTCAAATTTAGGTGCGTTACTGAACATGTCTGCTTCGATTTCATCGACGAAAATGATCAGTGCTCGTTCCATAATTGCGTTAAAGTCTTCGTCCAGACTAGATGCCATCATGCTCACAACGTTTTGTTTACCGAATAGTGGTTGTAGGATAAGACTAATGACTTTACCTTTACCTGTGCCTTGTATCCCGTGCCATACTTGAGCGGTTTGCGTTTTGACACGGTATTGAAAGATTACTGCAAGCCAGTTAATGAAAAAGTCGAATACTTCGCCTGTACCCACAGCACTTTCAATGAACATTTTAATACGAGGCCATTCACCTTCAACTTGGTTTGCTGGGTCCATATAAATGCTTGGACTGAAGGTGTTAATGGTGTGATTATCTTGATCAATGATCACATTGGAATGTGGGTTGTATTTCATTTCCCAGATAGGTATAAAGCTGGGAAGTGAACGACCTTTGCTGGCCATAAAGTCAGCAAGCTGGTCTTTGTTTTTTGCAGGAATGATTTCCAGTTTCTTGTCAGAGTATGTCAAGCAGTGATATTCAGCTGTGAATTTATTCCTGAATGCCAGAATCATGTCGCCATCTTCGATAGGCGAAGCATTCTGGTCGTCACGTAAACGTACTTGCTCAGCGTAATAGTCTGGCGCTATTTCCTTGGTGAGCATGGATTCCTCACCTTTGAAACTATGGATAAGATCAAAGTTGTTAAGTGGGTGATAGTAGGCCCAAGAGTCACCACCATTCAAGTTGAAATAGCGAAATCCACGGTCGTCTTTCATACCGGTAATGGTGACTTCGCCCACACCTTTTTGCACCATGTATTCACCTTGCATGGTTGCTTTGATGGTAATGGGTGCCATACCTTGAGCAACGCGCAGTGCATTGCGCAATTCCTTGGCTTGTTTCTTTAGTGCGTCGAGACTGTGTTCGGGGATACGAGTATGGGACAAGCTATTGTGTGTGCGCTTGATGAATTGAATGCGAGGTACTTTGCATGGGTCTTTCATGCCTACAAATTTAGGGTTGGCAATGAAGATGAGCTTATCGTTCTGACACGCGGTAATGTCGATACTGTAATGCAGTGCATGACCAGCCGTGTTGAGTGTAATGGCGTTTTTCAGGGCTTCATTTTTTAGATTCAACCAGATAAGCCAGGTTTTGAGTTTAGGCGCCGGTACAGGTTTATCCAGCATCATGAAAATGTGGCAGCTAAGGGTCTTTTTAAGGCCGTGGCTGGCACTGTACTGTACGGTGTAGCTTACATCATCAAGTCCAATGGTGGTGAGGTATTCGTCAGGTGTATTGAACTTAGCATCATCCAGGTCGAAGACGACAAGCTGCCGCAAAGCTGAGCTATTGGTGCTGCCGGCACGTGATTGCTGGTCGAGTGGATAGAGAATGGGGCCGGAAAGTAAACACGGTCCCATAGGGTTTTCAGCATGTGCTTTGATGACGTCGAAAAGGCTAACAGCATCAGTGACACTCAGGGTCTCTGATGTAAATTGGTAAGCGTTGGGATAAGCGATTTTATTCAGTACACCATCTCTTTGTACGATGGTTTTTACCAGCGGCATGCTGGCGAAGAGAAAGGTTAAGTCCATACGAAATCCTCGTGACAGGGGATGCAGTCTGCCAGATAGTTCCAGATTGTACAACTGAGTAATTCACTCGGGTGTTGACATGCGGAGAGTTTGCTGTAAAATGCGTTATATAGCTCGAAATCCCTCCGCAGTAAGTCCCCATCTAGTTAAATTTCCGGTTCCGAAATGGTTCCGAAATGGTTCCGAAGTTCCGAAATTTCGCATGTTATTGGCATATTTGCTATCCGACTAATTTACTTGGGTATATAACCCTACAGTCTAGTCAAGTTATTTATGCCAATGGTATCGGAAATCGGAACCATTTCGGAACCCTTAAGTTATTGTTTTTGTTAATTAGTTCCAAAGTTCCAAAGTTCCAATAAGATATTCAATTAGAAAATAAAAAAAAAGGGTAAAAAGTTTTTTTTATATGAAACGAACTTTAAAATTTCGGAACTTCGGAACCGACGTGTTTTTTGAGCCTTAGTGTCCTCACAAAAAAGTGAGTTTTAGAGCAAAAACGTGTGTTTTTCGTGAGGTTTTGAATTGTGCCTCAAAAAAAAACTTTAGTGCGCTTTTTGGGGCGTACTTGCTTGGTTGGCTCGTCTGGTTGATTCAGTGCCTTGGCTTCGTGACGTACTTGCGCAGCGGCGTGCTGTTTCAGTGCCTGGGCTTCGCGGTGTGCTTGCAGGATTGCGATGAAGGTGTCAATGTCAATATCTGCGTGGTGCTGCTGTGTAGGTTGAATAACTTCTTCTTCTTGCTTGGTCATGATATTCTCCAGATAGTAAGTGAATTCACATCGCCCACCGAAGTGGGCAATGTGCTTAGTCGTTGTTAATACGAGCTGTGACACCTGTGGCAAGGTCTTTGCCTGCATTAACGATACCACTGGCTACGTTTTTAATGCCTTTGTAAACATTCAGCACTCCACCAGTGGTGTACCAGCCGGCCTTAACAGCCAGCGAAATATCATCTTCGACAGGTTTGGTTTTCTTCGTATTTGCCAATGTTTCTTTGTTGAGCCGGGTGCGGGCTTTAGCGGATTGGGCTTGAGCAAGTTGGGCTTTGGTAATCATGATCTATCTCCTTATCATTCGTGGAAAAATAATGCCTGCCAGCAGGGCGGCGATGGCTGCTGCAAAGCCGCCTGCCATCGTGCCGCCGTGTAACGAAAACACCAGCGTGAATACGCCGGCTTCAATGATGAGCGCAAGAAAGCGCCCATGTACAAGTTTGCTCCACATACTGGCCAGGCCAATGAAAATGATGACACCGTAAGCCAGTGGCATCAGGTCTATGTGTGCGAGTAATGCGCCCATAATGGCTCCTTATTGTAAATCCCGGTATTCACAGACGCCGGGTCGACTGACTGGAGAGTTAGTGGGCTGCTTCCAAGCGAGCTTGTTTCTTAGCGATATCTTCCTTGTAGTGCTTGGGCAAGAACTCAAGCAACTGTTCGTCGATGTCACCGAGGAACTTGCCTGCCTCTGCGTTGGACACAGACTTCTCATAACTCTTGATGGCAATCTCTTGCATCAACGCCGGAATGTTGAGGCCAGTTTCGGCCACGAACTCGGCGATGCCGTCGTTGATTTCGTCATTGTCCAGCGCATGGCCACCCAACCCGTTACTGGTATACAACTCCGGGTTGTAACTCCCGCGCACAATATCCAGTTTCGCGCGCGTGGCTTCAAGTGAGCTTTCGCGCTGGATGGCCTCGAATTTCTTCAGACCGTCGGGACTGACGATACCGAGCTTGGCCATGTTAGCCGCCTGCTTGGCAAGCGAGCTGTTAACTCCATACTCGCGGTCCTTAATGACCATCGTAACCGGCGTCTTTATCAGTTCCTGCATCCACGCGAATGGGGTGCTCTTGATACCCTGTTCATTAGCCTCTGTCTGCTTGGCCACGTCATGCGCCACAACATACGTAAGCATTACCCAATTGGAGCATTGGTTGACCGTATACAACGGCCTGATCTCCATCCCGAACATCTCTGCCAGTTCCTCATCTGTTAGAAGTCCATCCGAGCTATCGCCCAGTGGCTTCATGGCAGCCTTGATTGCGTCTCTCAGCAACCTTTGAGCGATCATGTTCAAGTTGTACGCGAGTCGTCCTTTTACGTTGCTTCCGTAACGCCCTTCAAGAATGGCTTGAAGACCAGTTACATCATGTGATTGCTTCACAGTGGCCTTTTCCTCATGAAGCTCTCCGTTGATTTCATGCAACCGCATGTCCAATTTGGACGCAAGAGCTTCCTGCATTGCTACCGTCATTTGTGTCATTTTAGCCATGATATGTACTCCTTAGTTATTAACGTGATTGAAATTACTACCGAAGAGTCTGATCAACTCTTCTTCTTCTTCTTCAGCCACAACAGCTGGATCACTGCTATAGCTGATGCAATCGAGACCGTCTTCGGTCTCAATGACATCGTAATACTCACGACCCAGTAGGTCGTTAGCGTACTCTTCGGCCTGCTGCCTAGTCATTCCGGCAGTAGGGTCAAACAACCTTTGCTCCTGAACCAGGAGTTTTTCGAATTCAGATTCCATACAAATTCCTCCGTGAAAAAACGAAAAAAACATGTCACTGCACGGGTGTGAAGTGACATGTGTGGGTGGGGAGAGTGGGATAGCTCAGCCCGTTAGATGGCTACCCGATTGCTAGCCATCCAGATAAACCGATACGGCAAGTTGTTACGATCCACTCGCCCCTTGCTATTGACCTTATACTCACGTACTCGGTCCTTACCACGTACGCTTATGACGCCGGCTTTGTAACCGCCAGCGTATTCAGTTGGCATCAATAAACCCGTGCAGCTGATCTCGGGATGCCCACTCAACTCACCGCTGATGCTCAGCGATCCGTCCTCAAGAAGGACGGCAGTCAGCACCATATCCAGCCCTTCCGGGCTGGTCCAATTACCGGTGATGCTGATTTCACCGGTTTCGAAGTTTTCTTTGGCAAACAATGCTCCGGTGCCATTAGTCGGGACAAACGTATTCATGACGATCTCCTAGTCAGTTAATTACGAGGCGAAAGTGCCTCGCATAAGGCTCTGGCAGATAATGCCAGAGCCTTATACGCGGAGCTATCTACTCATTCATATAGCTACCCGATTGCTAGTCTCCCATATAAACCTATATGGCAGGCATCTGTGGTCGAGCGTATGCCTACTATCGAGCTTGTACTCTTCTACTCGGTCTCCCCCCTTAATGCAGATATAACCCGCCTTATAACTTCCGACAGGCGTCGTTGGTTTAAGTATCCCTGTGCAGCTGAGTTCAGGATGACCTGGCACCTTACCACTAAGCTTCAGTGAGCCATCCTCGAGAAGGGTGGCGGACAGCTCAATGTACACTCCCTCAGGAGTAGTCCAATTCCCGCTGATAATAATTTCCCCTGTCTCAAAGATTTCCTTGCCAAACAATGCTCCGGCACCGTTAGTGGGGATAAATGTGTTCATGCTATTCTCCTAATTAGTTAGTTAGTTAGTTACGAGGCGAAAGTGCCCCGCATAAGGCTCTGGCATTATCTGCCAGAGCCTTATACGTGGAACTATCTACTCATCCGCACGCCCTCCTTGCAGAAGGCGTGCCACCTTGTGTTCCAGGCGTGCTGCCTGGAACGTAGCCCAATAACCATCGTCGCCGATGGCTCGATCTTCGACCTTGTCGACCAGCTGACCAAGCCAGCCAACAATACGTTTGTCGATAGCTTGCTCAGTGCTCACTGTGGGTGTACCAAGTTTTGCCAGAGCCGCTTCGGCACGTTGTTTAGCGTTCATTGTAGTTCTCCAGATTGAAGGAGTTCCTTTCACGGTAGGAACAGAAACCGAATCCGAACCCACCCGGTGGTTTGGGAGGGAGGGGATGGGGTACACCAACCGCGTCACCGCAAAATTTTCACAAAATCACCCAGCAAAATTTTCACAAAACCCCTACAAAATTTTCACAAAATCACCCAGCAAAATTTTCACAAAATCACCCAGCAAAAATTCCACAAAACCCCTACAAAATTTTCACAAAACCCCTACAAAATTTTCACAAAACCCCTACAAAAATTCCACAAAACCCCTACAAAAATTCCACAAAACCCCTACAAAAATTCCACAAAACCCCTACAAAAATTCCACAAAACCCCTACAAAAATTCCACAAAATATTTTTCAGATTTCTATACGGACGACGCCATACACTTGCAGAATTTCCAGGTACTCTGATACACTCTGTTAGCTATGGCACGACCAAAATCTAAACTCACCGAGAGACAGGACGCTTACGTCGAAGCCGTACTCGACGGAAACTCCCGAGCGAAAGCCGCCAAGATTGCCGGCTACGCATCACCACCGGCTGTCATCGAACGCAGCGAGGATGTCGCGCATGCGCTGCACTTCGCCCGATCCGAGCTATCCTCAGCCACCCAGGTCAAGCGCGCAGACATGATCGAGGTCATGCTCGATGCAATCGGCATGGCCCGCACCATGGCTGACCCCGTCGCCATGATTGCTGGCGCACGTGAAGTGTCAAAAGTCTTGGGTTTCTACGAACCGGAGAAGAAGGTCATCGAACTTACCGGCAACCAGCAGCGCGTGCAGCAGCAGTTTGCCCAGCTGAGCGACCAGGAGCTGCTGGACATCATCGAAGGGGAGAGCGCCCGCGTTGAGCACTAAGTACATCACCTGCCCAGCCTGCCTCGCTCAACGTGACCCTGCGACATTCGTTGGTGTGGTGTGCTCGTTCTGCCATGACGAAGGGCGCGTGGTGGAGGAAACGCCGGTAAAACCAGCCGCTAAGTCGAAGAAAGTACAAAAATCTGTCGCAACACCAATAGAAGCCTCGCCAGACCCCTACACTCCGCCAAAATTCGACGCGGCTGCCGCCAAGGCCAATCCGCAGGCCGAACTGGCCGCCCGCACACTCGCGCGGCGCCACCTACTGCCTTTTATCAAGCGCTTTCGCCCAAAATACGACGCAGGCTGGGTCCATAAAGACATTTGCCGGCGTCTTGAGCGGTTCCTGCGTGCCGTAGAGGCTGGCGAGGAGCCCCGCCTACTGTTAATGTGCCCGCCCCGGATGGGGAAATCGGAAATAGGTTCGCGTCACTTCACCCCATGGGTATTGGGGCAACATGCAGACTGGGAAATCATCGCAGCCAGCCACACCACGAGCCTCTCCCTATCTTTTTCCCGCTATATACGTGACCTGCTGCGAGACCCTGCTTACCACGCGGTATTCTCCGACGCTGTCCTAGACCCTCAGAGCCAGAGCACCGAGAACTGGAACCTCACCGAAGGCGGCGGATACCTCGCAGCGGGCGTAGGGTCGGCGATTACAGGGCGCGGCGCCCACATCCTGATCCTCGACGACTTGGTAAAGGACATTGAGGCTGCCGACAGTCAGCTGCAATGCGACGCTACGTGGGAGTGGTACATTTCCACAGCGCACTCACGCCTCGCCCCCGGTGGAGGCGTGCTAGGGATAATGACCTGGTGGAGTGAAAATGATTGGGCGGGGCGCATCCAGCAGGTCATGGCGGGGGGAGAGGGCGAGCAGTTCGAAATCGTGCGCTATCCTGCTATCAACGAGGTAGGCGACGAGTACATCTTGGCCGACGACACCATCGTGGAGATACCTCCTGGAGCACCGGTTCCTGTAGGCGCTACAATGACGCGACCACACAACACGGCTGTTCATCCTGCGCGCTACAGCACCGAGGCCCTGCTCAGGAAAAAGGCTAACTATATCGCCGCTGGGATGAAGCGCATGTGGGATGCGCTCTACCAGCAGAATCCGACGCCTGACGAAGGTATCTTCTTCGGCAAGGACATGTTTCGGCTCTATGTCCACCGCCCTGATCGACGCGGGCGCTACGTCTATCAGGCATGGGACTTCGCCATCACAGAGGGCGAGAGCAACGACTGGACAGTCGGTACTACGTTGCTACAGGATGAATACGATAACCTGTACGTGCTGGACGTGCTGCGCTTCCGCTCTGACGACAGTATTGAAATCACCGAGATCATCATCGACTATCACCTGCAGTGGGAGTCCACGCTGCTCGGCTTTGAGGACGGGCAGATATGGAAAACCCTGCGCGCGCAGTTCGAAAAGCGCTGCCATGAACGTGAGGTATACCCCAGCTACGAGCTCCTGGTCCCGCTTACGGACAAGAAAGCGAGGGCTATGCCGCTGAAAGGCCGGATGCAGCACGGCAAGGTCTACTTCCCACAGAATGCCTCGTGGTTCCCTGCGCTGCAGCGTGAAATGCTGCGCTTCCCTGCTGGGAAAAACGACGACCAGG